CCGCGATGGCGACGCGCGCGGCGCAGGAGCAAAGCCAGCGCGCGGCATACGCCGAGCAGCGCGCCGTCGGTTCGACGGTCGGCATGATCGATTCGGCGCTCGAAAACGCGCAGTCGGTCGCCGCCAACGCCAAGGCGAAATTCCAAGCCGCGCTCGATGCGGCGGACCACGCGGTCGCCGCGCAGGCGCAAGAGGAACTCTCCGACGCCCGCCATAACCTCCTTCGCCTGCAAGAACAGCGTGCGATGGTCGAGGCGCAACTGCGGCAAGCGCAGCAACAGCCGCAAAGGCAGCAGCAGCCCCAGCCGGAACCGGCCAGCATCGACACGATCTCTCGCGATCTCGTCAATGCGGGCTATCCCCGCTCGGCCGACTGGCTCCGCTCGCATCCCGAGTGGGTGAGCAGGCCAGACCTCCTGAAGCGGGTGGCGAGCGCCGACAACCACCTCGTCGATAACAAGGGGTTTGTGCGGGAGTCGGACGAGTATTTCGCCGCGCTGGAACAGGAGCTGGGCGTGAACCAACAGCAACGGCGCCCTGATTACGGTCAACAGCGCCGCAGCGCCGCCGCCCCGACATCCAATTCCGCTCCGAGCCTGCGCACCGGCCAGCCGATGATGCGCTCGCACGTCACCCTGACCCCGGCGCAGCGCGAGGCGGCTGAGCTGAGCGGCATGACCGAGCGCGAATACGCGCAGGAGTTCGAAACGGCGAGGGTCAACAACAAGCTGATTGGATATCGATGATGAGCGACGCCGCCACCGCCCGAGTGGGCAATAAGGAAACCGTGCGCAGCGAGGCCGAGGTCGCGTCAGCCAAGCCGCAGATCGTCGATCACGAGGCCCGCGCCCGGGCGCGCGTCGCCGAGATCAGGGCCATCCATGGCGACGACGACTTCAGCGAAGTGTTCGTCGATAAATGGTATGCCGAAGCGCCTCCCGGCTGGGTCTACAACTGGAAGACGCACTCGGTTTGGAACAAAGAGTATCCGCAGTATCTGAGCAACATGCAGCACAATGGCTGGAGCCCGGTCCCGTCGCATCGCGTGCGCCACCTCCTCTACCCCGAGTATGACGCCGAAAACACCATCATCGATGGCATGATTCTGATGGAGCGGCCCAAGGAAATCAACGACCGGGTGAACAAGCGCGATCATCGTCTCGCCATCGACGCTGTTCGCAACAGCGAGAGGAAGCTCTCGGACGCACCGAGCGGCACCGCGCCGCGCACCGCCTTCGCGGACACAATGCCCAAGGTGCGTGGCCACGTCGGCCCGGTCACCATCGACGATTGACATAAATCGGTGATGTGCATTAAGACTTGCGCTTAGCCGGTCCTTCCGACCTCACGACCCCGTGGCGCTCTCGGGCTCGTGCATAATCCAAGCTCATTGGCGGCGCTCGTCGATGGCGATTCTTCTAACCCTTGCGGGAGAAGTTCGTCATGGCGAATACGTTTGCCCCCTTTGGCTTCGCGGAATCCCACCGGCTCGGTGGTGCGCCGACTTCCCAGCTCGGCGCCGCGCGCCGCTTCATCGCCGCCGCCAATACCACTGCGATCTATTTCGGCGACCCTGTCGTCCAGTTGGCGACAGGCTACATCGCCCAAGCAACCCCGGCGTCAACCTCGATTGCGGGCATTTTCGCAGGCTGTGAGTACGTCTCGAAATCGGCCAAGAAGGTCATCTGGAGCCCATGGTGGCCGGGAGTTTCCGGCGATGCGGTGACGGGCGGTCAAGGCTTCGACGTTATCGCCAAGGTGATCGACGACCCGCTGGTCGTCTTTCGGGTTCAAATAAACGGCTTGCCTAGCGGCTCGCCAGCGACGCCGATGAACAACATCGTTGGCATGAACGCCACCTTCACCTTCGGGCTGACCGGGACCACTTTCAATGCCGCCGGGGCGCTTCCTGCCGCCAATCAGTCGAGCGGCATCAGCAATGTCGCGCTCGATATTACCCAGACGACCCCGGCCGTGACCACCACCCTGCCGTTCCGCATTCTAGATTTCATCCGCGAGCCGCCGGGCGCGCCGGGAACGGACATCACGAGCGCCTACCCGTGGGTGTTCGCCTGCTTCAACAGTCAGGACTTCAAGACCTTAACCGGGATCTAAAACGATCTGCGACGGCCCTGTCCTGCCCGTCGCACATAGTGGAGAAGTTCAATGGCCGTCTCCGTCGCGCAGGCGTATGATCTGCTCTTCCCGGGTTTGCGCAAAGTCGCGGGCGAGTACAAGGATATCGACCGGATCTACCCCAAGATCTATCAGGTCGATAAGTCATACATGGCCGTGGAGCGTACGGCCTCCATGAGGTTCCTCGGCCTTGCCGGTCTAAAGAACGAAGGCCAGCCAACCATTATTGATAATCAGGCTGGAGAACGGTATATCTACAATCAATACCATAAGGAAATTGGGTTAGGATACGCCTTCACCCGAAGAATGGTAGACGATAATCTTTACAAAAGACAATGGCGTCCATCTAATCTTGGTCTTCAGAAGTCGTTCAACCAGACGAAGGAAATCTACGGGGCCACTCCACTCAATACGGCGACCGTCTATGACCCGTCTGTGCTTGGCGATCAGGTTTCGCTCTGCAATCTGAGCCACCCAATCGACGGCGGGGTGATCCCAAATCGGTTCACGGTCGATATGGATCTCAACGAGGCCTCGCTCCTCAATGCGCAGGCGTCGATCAGGGGGCTGTTCCGCGACAATGCTGGCCTGCGCATGCAGGCGCGAGCGAAGAGGCTGATCGTCCCCATCGCCCTTGAGCCTATCGCCATCCGTCTCCTCAAGACTGTCCTTAGACCGGGCAGCTCCGACAATGATGTCAACGCAATTCTGGAAACAAGCGGCGGCATCCCTGATGGGTTCCTCGTCCACGACTACCTGACATCGCCGACGTTCTGGTTCGTATTGACAGATCAGGAAGGCCTGTTGTATTTGCAGCGCGTCGCCTTCGAAATGTCAATGCAAGTAGACTTCACAACCGACAACCTCCTTGTGAAGGGTTACGAGCGTTATAGTTTCGGATACTTTGATTGGCGAGCTATCTGGGGCTCGTTCCCGTCGCAATAACTGAGGCACATCTATGGCCAAGGACACGTTTACTGGCCCGCTGATCGCCCTCGGTGGATTGGCTGGGGGAGCTGGCGTCAGCTCGCCGAGGGAATACTCGGACGAAATCGGTCCCTCGATCTTCTGGGGCGGCGTGGCGATCCCGGCGAGCAGCGGGCCAGCTAGCAAGGATCGCACCGGCCCCGGCTCGATTGCGTCAGTCTATCTCGCCAGCCCGATCAGGACGATCAACTGCGCCCCGGTGGCGGGCGCCGTTAACCTGACCGTAGCGGGCCTGCCGACGGCTGGCACGCCGCTGGTCAATGTCACGACCTATGCCGCCGGGATCGGGGTCGGTACGCCGGTCCTCACCTCTGGCGGCGTTGCGACGACCGGCATCGCGCTCGACATGGGGCTCGATCTCGCCACGTTTGCGGCCACAGGCGGCTCGCCAAGCGGCGGAACGGCGACCCTGACGGGAACGTCGGCAGGCAATGCGTGGCGCTATCAGGTCGGTCAGTGGATTGGCTGTCTGAACGGCGGCACAGGCGGCGTGACGCGCATGTCGCAGATCGTAGGGATTGCGGGCGCCGTCCTTTCGATAAACCCCGCCCCGGTGGCTGCGAGCGGCCAGATCACCCTCTCCAACCGCTACAACCCCAACCAGTACGGCGCGAGCCAGACGACGCCTACCTCAATCTCCTCGACGGCGTCGGCTGGCTCGGCGCGCATCCTGATCCCCGAGCTGGGCACCACACGCGGCGTCGGCGTCACCGCAGCGGCGTCAACGAATGGGCAAGTCCTCATTCAGGGCATTGGCGCTTTCGGCATGCAAGTAAGCGAGATCATCACGGCAGTTGCTGGCACGACTGTCTGGGGCAAGAAGACCTACGACATCTTCATTTCGGCAACGCCGCTGTTCAGTGACGCCACGGGCGGCCACAATCTGACCGTGAAGACATCGGACTTCATCGGCTTCCCAATGTCGGTCATGGACGCAAGCAGCATCGTCGCGGCGACCTTCGCGGGGACGCAATTGGTTTATACCGGCACCTCGACCGCGATCATCATTCCGGCTGATCTGACCTACCCGGCGACGACCACGACAGGCGATCCGAGGGGTGGGCTCCAATTGAGCGCCAATGGGCCAGTGACCGGGCCGACGGGGACGCCGCCGGTCCTCAACGGCACCAACCTTCTGGTTGTCGATCAGCGGCTCAATCCGCTGCAAGTGGCATTGTCTACTACGATCAATCCCGGGCCGCTGCTCGGCGTTCCCGGGGTCTGAGGAGGTTTCAATGGATCGCGAAGGCAGGGCCAAAGGCGGCGTCGTTTATGCTGGCAAGGGCTCAGTTCCGGCCAAGATCTTCAAGGGTAACAAGCGCTCGCCCAACACGCCTGATGCGAGC